GTGACTTCTGGAGCAACTTCTACAGGGGTAACTGCGGGCGCAGGTGCTGTATCAACCACAGGATCAACAACAGGAGCAACAACTGGAGCGGGAGCAGCGTTGGAAATATGGGATTCCAAGCTTGCAATGATTGCTTCAGTTTTAGGATTGACTGCGCCAAAAGCGTTTTTTTCATTATTAAAAGCTTTCTTAATTATATCTAAAAGATGTTCTGCTTCTTGTTCTAAATGCTGTAATAAACTCATTTTTTCCTCGCTGCTCTCATGTTATCAACTAAATTAGGGTATGGTCTGCCAGCTGCTTTAGCCATAGCCTTGGCACTAGCTTTTTTGGCTGGTGATAGCTTTTTAGATTTGCCTAATCCTTTTGGACGTGGCTTATCCCAAACTTCACCGCCTTTAGCAAAAAGTTCAACATCATTCGGATTATCCGTGCGATGGATAACCTTTTTCTTAGGCATTTTGGAAGGGCTTAGTGCGCCCATTCCGCGACTCGCCATCATTACTTTTTGCCCTTAGCATAGCCACCGCCACACATTGCTTTAACGTGTTCGTGGTGCAGCTTATGACCAGCAGCGTGTTTCTTAAAATGCTCGTGGTGTTGAACGTGTCCGTCGCCGCCATGATGCTTTTCAATATGCTCTGGGTGAATCATATGCTCTTCAGCTTGCATATCTTTAGAGATTGGTGGGTGATCCATTTTCATAATATTTCCTTTATTAGCAATATTTACCGCGGGTTTTTCCCTTTTGTGCAATACCATCAGCACGGGATGATGCAGTACCGCCAGAAGCCATCTTCTTGACCATACCACCTTTTTTCTTGGTATTAACAGGAGCGCCATTACCAATATCGTTACCAGCCATTTTTACATTAGTTCCACGAGTCATACCGCGCTCTTGATCTGGATGTTGACCAAATGGTTTGATACCCTTTTTAGAAGGAGCCATTTCGCCTTTTTCTACTGGGAACTTAGTCATTCCACCAGCAGCCATTTTTTTAACCTTGCCGCCTTTTTTCATTGAAGATTCAAAAGACTTCATGTTGCCTTCAGACTCAATTGGCTCGGTCTTGCCGGAGTCACCTAGGTTCATGCCACGGGTTAAACCGCGCTTTTGAACATCAGATTGACCAAATTTACGATGCTTGTTAGAACCAGCTTCTACGTCTTTCGACATATTGCGTGGACCCATTGTTTCTTTCATTTTCATATCGCCACCCTTTTTAAAAGATTTGCCCTTATCGGCCTTTACAAAATCCTCACCGACAGAGCGAGGGATGCCTACTTTCTTAGCAAATTTCGCATTATGCGCAACTGCTTCCATCAAATTGTGTTGCTTTTTAGAGACACTTGGCATTATACAAAGCGTCCTTTGGTATGTCCTTTGGTAATGCATCCATCAGCACGTTTAGAAGCTGAAGAAACTTTTCCACCTTTTTTCATGCCTTTACCTTTTGCCATAGACTCTGCTTTGTCAGCAGCGTTTGCAGAATTTATTGCATCTTCTTTAGGATTAAGAGGCCAGTTTGCCCGATTATTTGTATATTCTTCATGAGCTTTTTTGGCAGCTTCTGATCTTATTGATTCAATATCAGGTTTTCCACCTAATGCTTTAGCCAAACCAGATCCCTGACTAGCTTGTTTATCCAAGTTAGCTTGAGCTTCCCTGTTCTGTTTTTCAGTACCAAGGATGTTATCCTTAAGATCTTGTAGTACGCCCATTATTTGTGTCCTTCGATGAAGCGGTCTAACTTAGCTTCTAGTTTATCAAATCGGTCAATAATTTGTTGCATATCGCTACGAACTTCTTGTTTGGTAATATAATCACGAGCCATTTCTTCCCGAGTCTTATTAACCAAAATAGTTACACGATCTAATTCATTAAACTTTTCTTTAACAAAATAGCCAATAATTGCAACAATAATTGTCAGTATTGCATTCCAAAATTGCATCAAGCCTTCCATCAGCATTTCCATTTTCTCAACGCTTTATTAATTCTACTATTAGGATCATTAGCCGTTTCTGCACTGGTATTTTTCTTCTTGTGGCCTTCCATGCGGGCGCAGAATGACTTCTTGCGTGATCCGCCTTCTGGCTGAGGTGGTTTCAAATTCATGCCCTGCTTTTTTGCTGAGGCTCTACCTTTGGCATTTAAGCCGCCGGAGGGAGACTTCCCCTCCTTGCGTTGCCAAGCTGGAGTCTTGGCCATATTAAGCCATCGCTTCCTGACAAACTACGTTAACTTGAACCACAGTAGTTTGAGTGGTGGTAATTGCAACCGTCAAAATATCAGCTACGTTACCTTTGATGTTGGTTAACACTGGGAAGAAGTTTGTCAAATCCAATTGTTGCAGTGCATTATTTGGAGTTGAGAATGCATAAACTACTTCACCACCACTTAAACCAGTTGCTGATAAATCTACTTCAGCAAATGAGTTAAATGAACCAAGTGTGTTTAAAGGCTTAAAGTTAGCGTTTTGCAACGACAATTGATTGGTTGGTGTACTAGCAATCAACTCAATCAAAGCTGTTTGGCTAGTATTAGTCAACAATGTCTGTGGCAGTAACTGTCCACGATCAATCAAGCCAATCTGATATGAACAGCCAACAGTTGGAGGATTGGGTAGTGGATTACCAGTCACAACATCACCAAAAGTAATAGCAGAGGTTGTGTTACTTGTAATACGACCTGTATATGGTGATGTAATAGTTTGGCCAGCCAACGTAATTGCACCGGGACTAGATGGTAAATAGATCTGAGCCTGAGTAGCATTTAGTGCTGTTACGTTATAAATACCATTGTACTGGGTAGGTGCTGCGCCAGAGATGGTGATAACGTTATTGGTTGCCAAGCTAGTAATTGCTGCAAAGCTTAAAGTAACAGGGAATTGGGTTACACCACCAATTAAAGTGGCTGCGCCAATTGCTGCACCAGTAAGACTTGGCAATGCTGCCTGATAGTAAACCGATTTGCCAACCCATTGATTTGCGCCCCAATATGTTGCTGTTGGAGTGGAGGTCAATGTTGCACCATTTGCCAAAATAATTGGCAGAATCATTGTGCTTGTTGTTGGAACAGATTGGATTAACCAAGTTTGCGCTGCGTAAGTTGTTGTAGCAGTTAAAGTGCCGGATACACCAGTTTGCGAAGAGCTTAACTGATATGTACCAACACCGCCTACTGCATATGATGTAACTGTACCGGCAACTTGTGTTGTAAATGTTTTGTTTACAGTAATGGTTGCACCGTTAACAGCGGTAATGTATGTACCTGCTTGAATACCTGTACCAGCAATTAATTGACCAACTGCAAATCCAGTGCCAGCCGCCAATACAACAACGCTAGAACCAATTGCACCACCGCTAGAATAAGCTTGTGATCCAACAGCAGCGCTAGTTGCGGTTAACTGAGAAGTAATTGTAGTTCCAGAAGCAATTCCAGTACCAGTCAATGACATACCAGATTGAATAGCACCAGCAGTAATTGTAGTCACTGTTAATGTTGCGCTGGCAATTGTATATCCAGTAATAGATGCAGTTTGTGTAAATGAACTTAATGTTACATATTGAGCTGGGTTATTAGCTTGTGCTGGATTTGTTACTGCATATCCATGAGGAGATGCAAAGGTAACCAAAGCTTGACCGCCACTAGCTTGACCTACAACAGAAGAAATTGCTGGAGTAGCTGCGCTAATTGTCAAAGTCTGTGGAGTACCGCCAGTAGCAGCAGCGTTAGTTTGGTCAAAAATATCTGAACCAACTGCTCTCATACGGAATGACATGGCTGGGTAACGAGTTACTGCACCAGTCAAACTACGCTGTTGAGAAGCTGCATAGTTACCATAAGAATAGGTAAATCCACGCTGTTTATCAATACCGCCCTCAACCAATACGGACACACCATAGTGGGTCATTAAAGATTGACCAGAAGACCCATTATCACGTTGCTCATAGCGAACTGGCAAGTTACCAGTACGGCTCCAAGGTTTAACTTGAGCTACACCATTTACTGTACCGTTACCTGTACCAACTTGATGAACAACCCAAGGCTCACCGTTGATGACTACGCCCCAACGCAAAGCACCAGCACCATACCAAGCATACTCTTGCCAAATCATCTGAACTTTAGTCCAGTCAATTGCATTGATAATATTCTTATTACCGTTCCAAGCTTCCATTGGGAATACTTGATCTACTGGCAAACCGCCTGAGTCGGAACGAATTACGCAATACATTGCATATGGATTACCGGGATAAGGTGCGCCACTTTGCAAAAAGAAAATACCGTTGGAGTCATCAAAAATACCAACACGCTGGGTTTGACCGCTAACCGATGAACCGAAGTTTACATTAGAAGCCATATACATAGTCTTGCCGGGCTGATAGCGGTGGTAAGGACGCGATTGACGAATAGTAATATCACCGGGAGTATTACCACCACCAATGTTCATTGATACACCACCTAAACCGGGATTTTGAACAATGTAAGCTTGACCTGATACGTTTTGAACAAACTGTTCCCAACGCAATGGTTGAACGCCATACTCAAAGTCAGCGTCATAAATGTTTTGAGATTGTGAAACTTTAAGCTTACCTACAACGTCACGCAAACGTTGAGGAGCAACAAATTGAGCAGCACCATCAATACCCGTTAATGGGGTAGAGGCGGTCTGTGTACCCATAGCACCCGTTTGAGTGTTGGGCGAAAAGAAATTCAATAAACTCCATCCTGCTGACATAATATCTCCTTAAATTTTAAAAAGGGGTACCGAAGTACCCCATCGGATTATTAGTCAAAGTTACCGTATGGATAGGTTGAACTTGTTCCAATATTAGTATCAGACTGAGCATATTGTAATGTGATGCCCATCTTACCGCTAACTGGAGCGCCCAAGCTTGATCCAAGCATTTGGATTGTTACAACTACTTGGCTAAACCATGTTGGCTGATTGCCGGGCTGAACGTTTTGTACATCTTGCAATGTAGATTGAACGTTAGCATATTGGCTTGCGGTATAGGTTGCAATAGTACGGCCAATTGCGGTAGTAGTGTTTGCTGCAACGCTACCATATACTGCGCCAGTAGAAGAGGTAACAAACTGGTTAGAAATGAATACGTTAACTACAGTAGCTACGTTTGATGAGCCATCAGTTGGCTGTGATAGGTAGTCAAAGTAAATATTTTGAATATTTGAAGCTTGTGGCAATAAGAATACAGCGCCACGATAAATAGTACCAGAAGCATCAGCTGTAGGAACTGTAGCAACAGTAGGACCGCTAGCGCTATAAGAACCAGCTTGTGGAGTCCAGATAGTGCCTACGTTGTTAGGAATATTGTTTGGAGATACAAACACTGTTGATGCGCCGCTGTAACCAGCAGTACCAGCAGTAGTATTAGCAAAGTTTAAAAATGCTGTTTGTGTCAATAAAGCTGCGCCAACGTCACGTTGCGCGCCAAAGCGTTGGTCACCAGATAGAATTGGGCCTTCAAATGTACTACGTCCCATAATGGACTCCTTATGCAAAAGGCTTAAACCAATCGTTGCATCGTCTGCTGGGGCAGTGGCGGTTTAAGCAATCACCCAGATGTTGTATTTATACACTATCTAAACTTTTATATCAAGTTTTAATGTAAACTTTGGTGATGAAAAAGAAAAAAAATGTAATACCATTTAGACCAAAAAAGGTGTCAAAAATCCAACCTCTCCCACCATTTCTTATGGCAAAACTTCAAACTGCCATGAATGCTCAAGTAGCGGGCAATAATGAGCTAGCCATTATGGCATCAGAGGAAATTATAAAAGCAGCTCCAAATCATCCTGATGCTTACCATTTAATAGCTTGTGTTTTGGGTTCTGTCAAAAATTATTTATCCGCTTTGCAATATTTTAACCTTGCAATAGAACGGTTTTCCTCTAATCCAGTGGCTTTAAATAACCGCGGAAATGTGTTTCAAGCCCTAAAACAGCCAGAATTAGCGCTTATGGACTTTGATAATGCAATAAAACTTGCCCCAAATTACGCAGAAGCTTATTACAACAAAGGCATAGTTTTAGGGACTTTGCACCAAATTGAAGAGGAAATTAAGCAGTATGACCTAGCTTTAAAATACAAGCCCAATTTCCCTGAAGCCTATAACAATAAAGGTATTGCACTGCAAAAACTCCATCGTATGGAAGAAACATTAACCTGTTATCAGGCTGGTATAGCACAAAACCCTAATGGAGTTGAGGCTTTTTACAATAATCGTGGTTTAGTTTATCAAAACTTAGGGCGCCCAGAGGAGGCTTTGGCTGACTATAACAAAGCAATAGAAATTGATCCAAACCTAGCTGACGCACGATTTAATCGGTCTTTATGCTATTTGCTGCGTGGCGATTACGATGTGGCTTGGGAAGAGCATGAATGGCGTTGGAATAGATCAACTTACCCACGCAGAGTATTGCCGGGCATTGTTTATGATGGATCCCAAGACTTAAATGGTAAAACCTTGTTTATTCATGGAGAGCAAGGTCTTGGTGATATGTTGCAATTTTGCCGATACGCAAAGTTAGCAAAAGATGCTGGGGCTAAAGTATTGTTGGGAACAGAAAAACCTTTAGTTAAATTACTAAGCAATTTAGAGGGGGTAGATGAGGTTGTTACAACTGGTGATGCCATACCACCATTTGACTACCATATTGCCCTTATGAGTCTTCCTTACGCGTTTAAAACCCGTATGGACAATATCCCTCATGGCATTTACATTAAACCTGATCCAGATTTGGTAAAGCATTTTGCGCCAATGCTTTTGGATAATGGAAAAAAGAATGTTGGATTGGTTTGGAGTGGCGGATTTAGACCCGACCAACCAGAAGTTTGGGCGGTTAATGAGCGCAGAAATATTTCATTAGAACGCTTACTTCCATTAAAAGTTGACAATGTTAACTTCTATTCTTTACAAAAAGGCGAAGGTCCAGAGCAAGAGCTTGAAAATTGTTTGGGTTGGAAATCTAGAATGTGTAACCATACAGCTCTTTTTAAAGACTTTTCAGACACCGCAGCATACATTTGGAACCTTGACTTAGTGATTGCGGTTGATACCTCTACTTGCCACGTTGCCGCCGCGATGGGCAAAGAAGTGTGGATGATGAACCGATTTGATACCTGTTGGCGCTGGTTTATGGATAGAACCAATAGCCCTTGGTATCCCACAATTAAACTTTACCGCCAGCCCAAATTGGGCGATTGGGAATCTGTAGTTCAAAACATTAAAGAGGATTTGATTAAATGGGCAACATAATTTTATTGCAAGGTGGAATGGGTGATTTTTTGCAGTTTCTGCCATTTGTTGATGCTAATAGAAAAAATAATTTACGATATTGTTGTATATCGCATTTAAAGGGTGCTAAAGAGTTTTGGAATACTGTTGGAATAGAACCTGAAGAAGTTTTTATATTTAATACTTTAGAAGAGCAAAATTTAATATTAAATGCCCTTCCAAAAACTGAAAAATATATGCACTGCCTGCGCGGACAATATTTTGATATTTACCCATTTGACCACCAAAAACCATTGTTTACTAACAATAAACCCACAATCGGGGTTCATGTTAATGGAAGTCATTTTTCTATTGATACGCAAAAGAAATTTGGGATGATCTTAAAGTCTATTCCTGCGCGCGTCATCAAAGAATTAAAGTCTAAAGATTATAATTTAATGGTATTTGGATTAGAAGAAGAGTTAAAAGGAATGGGTATACGCCAGTCCGAAACATTAAAGTTTGTATGCGATCCTAATCCTGCAAAAAGTTTAGCTTATGTTGGTCAATGCTATGCGGTAGTTGGCAGCGATAGCGGAATAAAAACCATGAGTTCAATGAATGGAATGCCTACTTTTGTATGGCTTGGGGATTATGTAGATCCACCAAGAGATCAAAATTTTATAGATCCTTATGTTAAAGATGGCGTAATGAAGGTATTTCGTTATAAAGATGTCGAGGCACAATTTGATCGCGGTATGGCGATGACTAAACAATTTATTGCGGAACTTTTTTAATGTTGCACGTTGTTGGCGATTCTCATAGCGTTATTTGGTCTGGAAATATATTTCAAGGCTGGAGTGGGGAACATAAATTTCCTAATATTAAAGTCCACCATTTAGGACCCTTACTTGCCTATCATTTGTGGGGAGAAAATAATATTGGTAAATGGGGTACAAAAGTTTTTGACACTATAGAAAACCAAGATGTATCTGCTTTAGCTATTTCTTTTGGGGAAATAGATACTAGAGTTAAATCCGTGAAGGTTGCACAAAATATGCAATTACGGCAATCTTGCGAAATTATTGCTAGCAGAATACTAAACTTTTGCGCTGTAGCACGAATGTTTTATGATTTTCCTATCTTTATCATGGCTCCAATTGCTTCGGGGCCAGAAGCTGAAGATGCGCTTGGTACTCCATTTGAGCGCAACTTAGCAACTTTATATTTTAATAATTATTTAAAAACAGAAAGGTTTTCTGTAAAAGATTTATATGTGGTTTCTATTGCCGAAGCCTTGATGACAAATAAATTAGAAACAAAAACACAATATTATTCAGATAGGGTGCATTTAAACCTAAAGGGGTTTAAATTACTTGCTGAAGAATTTAATAAAGTTGTAGAAGAAAACCAAATAAAAAACCCCGCCTTTTGAGCGGGGTTCTTATTGGAACTTACTAGATTAGTAAGAACCGTATACACCCAATGGATCAGAGTAACCAAAGGAATAACGCTCACGAGACTTGTAACGGACGTTACCAGTATCAAAGTCGCCATCCATAGAATTCTGGAGTGGGGTACGAACGAAGTGTTTCAAACCATTTGGAACATCAGTGGTCAAGAACCATGCGTTGGTAGCGGTCAAGAAGTGGTTAATTGTGTAACCTTCTGGAACGGAACCATTGTTCTTAATTGCGTTGATGTCGTTGTTGTTTGTACCAACGCGCAATTCAGTTTCGAGCAAACGAGTTGCAACGAACTGGAGTGCAGGTGGAACAACCAACTTGCGTGGTTTAGCAGCGATCAACAGACCACGCTCATCAGTCCAAGCAGCGATTTGAATAACAGCATTTTCCAATGCGGTTTCGTTCAAGTCAGCAGGAGTAGATGGGGTGTTACCGTTGGTGCCACCGTTAACCAATGGGTGTGAGGTGCTGAATAAAGACTGGCCATCACCACCGGTATAGGCAGCGTTGAAGCCGTTATTCAATACAGCAGCAGCTTTAACCTGTTTGGTGTAAGCCATAGCACGAGCTAGACCTTTGGTGTAGCGAGCAGATAAAGAATCGTAGAGGTTGTCTTCGATTGCTTCTTCGGTCAAGCTAAAGCCAAGGGCGATAGTTTCGTGGTTGTAACGTGCAGTCCATGCTTCTTGCGCGTTGTCATAAGCGATGGCATTGCCTTCGGGTTTGACTGGTGCAGCGCTAAAGCCGGACAGTTTTGTTTCTTCTTCGAAGGAACGCTCAGAGGTCTCTGTTTCGTAGATCTCTTTGTGTTCTTCACCGTAGCGAGCGTACTCTAATCCGAACAATGCGTTCAATCCGGGGAGCAACTCTTTCAGTAGTTGTGCGCGTGAAATAGCCATTTATAGCTCCTTAATTAAAGTGTAACTGCTTGAGTACTTGCATTGTAATACTCATGGATACCGAAGTTAAACTTAACGTAAACTTCAGGATACTGAGTAAATACTAATGTACTCGATGCAGGGATTGTCATTGCAGTAGATGCAGTTCCAGTTGGGCTGTTTACTGTTACTTGTGCGCTGTTAAGAATTACAGTAGTAGCACCTGCAGCAGCAAAAGTAGAAACCCAAGAACCTGTACCAACATACTGACCATTAGAAGCGATATAACCAACTTCAGTACCAACTAACAAGTTAGAAGGCAAAGCTGAAACAGTTAATGTGCCTGTACCGCTAGTATAAGTAGCAGTGGTAGCAACAGCTGTGTCACGCTTCAAGTCAACAATACGGAAAGGCAATGTATTTGTTGCAGCAGCAGAAGAAGCTAATACGCCATTGTAAGAGTCACCAGTGTTTACGGAACCAGCTAAATCAGAACCAGCGATATTCAAACCAATCATTGAAGTAGCAGCAGAACCGATGGCTTGAGCGCCTTGGGTTGAAGCAACAGCAACTTGGAATAAAGTATCAGGATCATCAGTAACAACCGCAAATGCATCACCAGCTAAAGTGCCAGCTGGCCAATATTGGCTGTAGCGCTTTTGCTTGGTAACTGGATCTGTATAGTTACAACCTAAGAAAACACCAACTTGACCAGCGCCAGCAGCGCCAGTTGTTGAAGAACCACCAGTAGTGATAACTTCACGGGTGATAAAACCGCGTGAAATACCTACTACATCACCGTAAAAAATATTAGTGTTAAAGCCGTACTGGATTGGCAACTGACGTGTCGAACCAGAGAAAACTTGTCCACCAATAAGATTTACAGGCTTAAAACCATATGTACTTGGTACGTTTGGATATGCCATTTAAATCTCCTTGATTAATTTTTAGAACCTTTGCTAGTCGTAGACTTACCTTCTTTGAAGATCGGCATACGAGCGTCGCTCTGGCGCATTAAATTATTATCTACAGCATCCGCCTGATCTTGGGTCATCTTGGCATAATAAGCCGCCTGTTGAACACCAAACTCTTCTGGACGTTTGCAGAGTAATAATCCGCCAATTTCGATGTTGTCTTTAAACTGTCCATCTCGGCTGGCTAACAACTTGTACTTCGGCTGCTCTTCCGACATCACTGGTTCCCATCCTTCTCTCATTTTTGATGAAAGATTGCGGGGATCCGCTTGGTTGAGCATTGATACTCGAATCCATCTGTATTCGAATCCAGCCTGTCTGTCAGGTTCTGGTAGTAATTCTGGTGGCGCCCAAGACTTTGGACGTTCATCAAATTCACGATTTTCTAATTCTCTAGTTGCTTTTGTTACCATGTTAGTTCTCCAGTTTTAAAAGTTCACGGACATATTGCTCTGGGGTTAATCCCAATTTTTTAGCTAAAGCTACTTGTGTGGTAGTTAGCTTGACCTTTTTAGGGGCCGTCGACCTAGTGGCCGGAGCAACAATAGTTTTTGGCTTTGCTTTAGGCTCGTCCTTTGGCTCTGCTTCTTCTTCCGCTTCTTTCTCAAAAGCTTCTGGAAAACGTTTACGCATTGTTTTGTCCAATTGCGCGTAATACTCTTC